GAGCGAGCGTGGTTTTCCCCACCCCGGAAGGACAGCAGTGACAGCGCTGGAAAACCTGCTGTCAGGGACGACGCGCCCGCACAGCTACCTGTTCACCGGTCCTTCCGGGGTGGGGAAAACCACGCTCGCTCGGATCCTCGCAAAGGAGTTTGACGTCGAGCGGCACGGGATAGTGGAAATTGATGCGGCAACGCACAGCGGCATTGATAACATGCGCTCGATTAAGGAGGTTGTTAGCACTGCCAACTTTGGTAGGAATCCGCGAAGGTTGCTAATACTCGACGAGTGCCATGCGCTAAGTGCTAAGGCATGGCAGAGCTGGCTGAAAATAATTGAGGAACCGCCGAGTCATTTATATATTGCCTTTTGCACAACGGAAGCAGGCAAGGTTCCTCGTACAATTAAGACGCGCTGCCATGCGTTTGATTTAAAACTCGTGCCGACAAAAGAGATAGTGAAATTCCTCGACGAAATAATATTCGCAGAGGGGGAGGACAAGGCGCGGCAACTTAGTGACAGCAGTTTGCGGGCAATTGCAAACAAAGCGGCAGGGAGTGTAAGGCAGGCGCTTGTTTATCTCAGCATGACCATGCATTGCGAAACCAAAGCGCAAGTACTTGAGACACTGGACGAGGCAGACGAGGGAACTGAGGAAGTGTTTCGTATTGTGCAGGCCGTCGTAGCCAACGCACCGTTTATGAGAGTGAAAAAAATGATTGCGGATTTGGAGACGGTTAATTGCGAGGGCGTCCGTATAGTTATTGTCAACTATACGACAAAGGTTTTGCTTAACACCAAGGACAAAAAGAAGTGCGGTTGGTTGCTTAATATACTGGACGAATTTGCCGAGCCGTTTGTTGAGTACGATAAAAAGGCGCCGCTGTTGTTAGCGGTTGGGAGGTTGTTGTTGTGAGGGACCAGCTAAAGTTTTATGAGAAGTCCCTGTCGATCGACAAAGAGAACTTGGATGAAGAGATTGCAAACTTCCCTTCCATGTTTTGGACTGTATCGGATTTCTATTTGGATGCATACAGACACTGCAAACGTTTGGAGGAAAGGCTCGACAGGACTTTTGCAAGTATAGCGGGAGCGCTTAGGTCGGCCGCACAAGAGGAGAAGGGCGCCCGAGGTGTTACAGAGACGCAAATAAAACAGGAAGTTGTTTTGCATCCTCGCTACAGGAAGTTGAAGGCGAGGCTAAACCAAGCGAGGTATGTAAAGGATAGGTGGGCAGCGTTAAAGGATTCCTACTTGCAAAAAAGTTTTTCGTTAAAGGGACTGGTGCAATTATCCATGCATGAGAATTTTCAACAAAGCCATGTTAGCGAAGAAAACGTGGCTAGGAAAACACGCCGAAGAGGGCAAAACTAGGAGAAAAGAAAATGCCAAAAAAGAGGAGACGTACACGCGACCGGGATAGTGGCCGCAAAGCTTCGCGCAAGGATAGGAAGAAGCGAGGCAAGAGCCGCAAGAGCGGTTTTAAATATAAGAGCCGCGGCACAGATGCGTGGAAGAAACGCGCGGAACAAAGCGGTTACAACAGGCGCTCGATGTTTATTGAGGAGGTAAAGGTATTCCGACCAAAAGAGGGCGACAACCTTATTCGGATACTGCCGCCTACGTGGGACGATGCCGAACATTACGGCCACGAAGTTTTTGTCCACTACGGTATCGGTCCGGATGGGGATTCTTTTATCGACCTCAACAAAATGCTCAACGAGCCCGATCCGATTGAGGAGGAACGTGCGCGGGCATTGCAGGACAACGACAAGGACTACGCAAACTCAATATCGAGCAAGAAGCGGGTATGCGTTTACCTCATCGACCGGGACGACGAAGAGGCAGGCCTGCAATTGTGGGCAATGCCTTGGACAATTGATGCTGACATAACAACGTTGGCGGTGGACAAGCGCTCCGGAGAAGTACTCGACATTGATGACCCGGAAGACGGTTACGACGTCGAGTTTACAAAGACTGGCAAAGGCATTGCGACAAAATATGTCGGCATTGCAATTGCAAGGAAGTCCAGCGAGCTCGAAATGCCAGATGCATTGCAGGAAGCAATAGACCTGCCGATTCCCGACACGTTGAAATTTTACGAGTATGAGGAAATTGAAAAGTGTTTTAATGCTGGCGGCTCGGCGTACGACGACGAGGAAGAGGAAGAGGACGGCAAGTCTCGCAAGCGCAAGGACAAGAAGAAAAAACAACGTCGGCGCAGAGACGAGGAGGAAGAGGAGGAAGAGGAGGAAGAGGAGGAAGAGGACGAGGAAGTTACGTGGGAGGAAGTGCAAGGAATGGACTTGGAGGAATTGTCCGATCTCATTGACGAGGAGGAATTGGAAGCCGATGACGATGTGGACGAGGAAGACGACGAGGACATGGAGGACCTGCGTAACGACGTTTGTAAGGAACTTGGTTTGAAAAAACCGAAAAAACGCAAGGCCAGCAAAAAGGAGAAGGAAAAACTCCGCAAGCGTAGCAAGAAAAAGAAGAGGCGTAGATGAACGCCCGTAAAAAACTACGCTTGCGAAAGAGAAAGACCCCACCCGCTGCTGATTATTTTATTGCTAACAAAGGCATTAAATTTTTCAGTAGCGGTTGCCAGCTTTTGGACAGTGCCCTGGGTGGAGGTTACGCCCAGGGCCGGGTCATCAATATTGTAGGCGACAAGAGCACAGGCAAAACATTACTGGCAATAGAAGCCTGTGCAAACTTTGCAATGGAAAACCCGGAAGGCCTCCTACGTTACAAGGAAGCAGAGGCAGCATTTGATAAGGGCTATGCACAGATCCTCGGCATGCCGTTAAGCCGAGTTGAGTTTGAGGAAGACTTCGATACGGTAGAGGAATTGAAAAACGATCTCGAGGATTTTGCGAACAGGTGTGCAAAAAAGAGGAAGCCAGGCCTCTACATTGTAGACAGTTTGGATGCGCTAACGGACAAGGCAGAGCAGGGAAGGGACATTGAGAAAGGCACGTTTGGTACAAGCAAAGCCAAACTCATGTCGGAGATGTTTCGGCGCGATAAACGCAAATGGCAAAAGGCTAAAGTAACCGTCTTCATTATTTCCCAAGTGCGTGATAAAATTAACGCAATATTTGGGAGGAAGTGGACGCGCAGCGGCGGCCGCGCAATGGACTTTTATGCTTCCCAAGTTGTCTACCTAGCAGAGATTAAAAAGCTGTACCGTACTGTACGTGGAATTAAACGCGCCCACGGTGTTGTTATCCGATGCAAGGTGACAAAAAACAAGGTAGGCATTCCGTTTCGGGAAGTCGATTTCAGTATTATTTTCGGATACGGCATTGACGATTTGCTTGCTTCCCTCAGCTGGTTGAAAGAGACAAAGCAATTGCGATCGGTAAACCTCGCGCAAGGAAGTAAAGTGGTGGCAGAGACGAAGCGCATAAAAGAGCTGCCTGCCGGACGCCGGAAGAAAGCAATGGAGAAGATAAGGGCGGCCGTGGAAAAGGCGTGGATAGAAATCGAGCAGGAGTTTCTTCCCAAAGAGAGCAAGTACTAATGGATAGGGATTATAAGATCCTCCATGCCGATCATGTGGAGATTACGGCAGACATATCAAAACACTCGGCCGCGCTCGCTAGTATAGCCCTGCGTTTGGATTCTAAAGCCGCCCACGAAAACATTTGGAAAACGGCCACTTATTTGGCGCGCAGGTTAGATCAAAAATTGCAGGAACTGAGGGAATAATATGTACAAATTGTTAATCACATACGCAAACTCGTTTACGACGGGAGCGGTAGCAACCACCACCCTTGTAGAATTTCCTTCCAGGTGGGAGGCGGAGGCAGCTTACGAGCAAGCGGACGCTAAAATAAATTATAGCGTTGTAAAGTTGTACGGCGATGATCCTGTCAATTGATCCCGGTAATTCGGGCGGGCTTGCATTTATGGGGACGCGCGACGCGACACTCCTCCGCCTGCTGTCCATGCCCCTTATCGACAGTCAATCAGCTGGGCATACACGCCACTTGATCGACGGAGGAGTAGTAGCACAGCTCGTTAGCGTACATCGTCCCGTCTGCGCCGTTGTCGAGCGTGTAAGTAGCCGCCCAGGGCAGGGCGTCGCGGGCGTTTTCGCGTTTGGGCGTGGTGTGGGGACATTGGAAGGGGTATTGCAAGCTGAACGGGTTCCGATCACTTATGTGGCGCCGCAAGTGTGGAAGAGACACCACGGCCTTATTAAACAGCCGAAGAAAGCTTCTTTGGAATTGGCGAGGGAGTTATACCCGGATGCCGATCTACGTTTGGTGAAGCATGAGGGTCGTGCTGAGGCAATTTTAATCGGTTTATGGAAAATTGAAATGTGGAGAAAGTTATGACCCCAGGAACTATATGCAACAAATGCAAAGGGACAGGAATGGTAGAATGCACAGCCGGCACTCGGGAGGGGAGTTTCAGCCCCGACGAAATGCCTTGCGTACATTGCCACGGGATGGGAAGAAGGAATCCCGAACCGCAAAGTAAGGAGGAGGCCGCAGTGATGCTGGCCGATGCGTTACAACGGGCAACCGATGCGAAATCTCAATACCGACAACTTCAGTATGTATACAGCAGGTGGGTGCATGGTATACATAGAGACGAGGACGGCCACCGCACGTAGGAGAACAAAATGCTGTTAATAAGCGACCTGCATTTTACCGAGGAGCCCGCGGACGAGTATCGGTGGAAGATTTTTGAGTTTGTGCATGACTACTATGTGAGGACGGAGGACAAAAATCTTCTCATACTCGGGGACTTAACCAATTCCAAGGATCACCACCCTGCCTTGCTTGTAAACCAAATTACAAGTTGTTTGATTGGCCTGCGCGATTTAGGCATGGAAATCTTTATCCTCAAAGGGAACCACGACTATATTGACGAGCACTGTCCTTTCTTCGGATTCCTGAACGAGTTTGAATACATAAACTACATTACCTACCCGGCCACCTATTTGATAGAGGGGAAGAAATGTTTATTCCTGCCACATACCAGGCAGCCCTTAGCGGACTGGGCCGTTTCGGGGATAGTAGAAGACAACAGGAAGGCGGCCGAGTTTGTTTTTATGCACGAGTCGGTAATCGGCAGCGTAACTTCGAACGGCTATGAGATGGAGACCGGATTGCCTCCTAGTTACTTTAAGAAGTTCCCTGGAGAGATTTTCTCGGGGGATATACATTGCCCACAGCAGGTAGGCCGAGTAATTTATGTAGGGACGCCTTACAGTATTCGGTTTAATGATCATTTTAGAGGCCGTGCAATAGCTTTGCATCCTGTTGCTGGTAACTGGCCTGCGTCTTTCCACGAATTGTTTCCGGACATAATGCGGCGCTGGACTATCGAAATAAAATCCGCAAAAGAGCTTTACGAATTGACAGAATTAAAAGGCTGCCAAGTAAAGCTTAGGGTTCCGATTCGCTCGGCCGTGCAAGATCATTGGCACGACAAAAAACTAGGCATTGAGTTGGCTTGCAAAGAGTTGGGCATTGAGTTGTGTTCGTTGCATGCAATCCGCCCAGCAAAATTTCCGCTACGTGGGAAAGCTAGAAGGGAGGTGTTAACAACGTTGACACCTGCACAGGTATTGCAAAAGTTTGCAAAACAAAAAGGAATAGACGCGCCTACTCGTAAAGCAGGCAGGAAAGTGTTGGAGGAGAAATAAAATGCTATATTTTGAGGATTTTCAAAGGATGTGGGGAGAGTGGGCAGATAAAACTTTTCCGAAGTCTACGTTGGATACAATTGCCTCACATTTTCGTGAAGAGGCCAGGGAATTTGCAGGTGGAGAGTTTGCAGTTCCTGATGGGCATGGAGTTTTTCGAGGGACGATGGAGCATGTTCCTCCCTCGCACGATCCCGAGGAGGCGGCCGATTGTTTATTGCTTATGCTGCATCATGCACATAAGGCAGGATACAATTTGTTTGAGGAGGCGAGGAGGAAAGCGGACATAAACGAAGCACGTGATTGGGATACGACTGATGAGGGTGGCGTCGGCCACTTCAAACACAAATGAAGTGGATGGAGATTCCCGAGTGAAACTTCGCAGGATGGAATTCGGTGGCTTCCGTACGTTCGCTGCACCCACCACTTTTAAATTCGGTAGACATCCCGGCCTCTACTTTTTAGCAGGCGGGGAGAATAAGGTGGATCCCTCGCTAGGATCGAACGGGGTAGGCAAATCTACAATTTGGACAGTGCTATGCTGGATACTATTCGGCAAAACAATGGAGGGATTAAAAGCAGGGGATTTAAAATCCTGGCAAGCCAAGCAAAAGGGATACTACGGGACGTTATGGCTCGGCAGGCACATTATTGAGAGGATGTGGAAGCCCAACTATCTTAAATTTGACGGCCGCGTAGTTACGCAATTGCATTTGGAGGAAGAGCTGGGGATAGACTTCGACACTTTTTGCATGTCGGTTGTGTTAGCACAAGGGCAGTCGATGTTTTTTGATTTGCCTGCCGTTAAAAAGCTTTCCCTATTTACAAACTTGCTCGGCTTGGATGAGTGGATAGGGTACAGCACAAAAGCAAAAGACATGGCTTACTTGTTGGAAAGCAAAATACACAGGATTGAGCGCAACATTAGCAAGCTGGAAGGCAAAACGGACGGCCTCAATATACAGGACCTCAAAGATAAGAAAGCTACATGGAGAGTACTGCATGAAACAAAGGTAAAAGATATGCTGGCCAACGTTAGAATACTGGGCAAGGATGCCGACTTATTGGAAGAGCGTAAAACAAAGGCCGAAGCTTACAAAAAGATGTTGAAAAAACAGGAAAGGAAAAGGGTAAAGGAAATTGATAGGCTTGAAAAGGAGTATGCGGAAAAGCGACAAGAAAAGTATGAGCTGACAACAGATATGACTGTACTCGAAATGCAAAAGGCTGAGGTCGAGCAAAACATAAAAGATGCAAAGTTAAACCGCAAAGGATTATGCGGCCGCTGCGGACAAACTATAAACGAAGAGACGCTGGTTGTGCATGTTATGGGCATGAAGAAAAACAGGTACAAGTTGAATGCGGCGCTGGAGACTAAGGAAGCTGCGATGGTAGTGATAAAACGTGGCCTCAAATTGAATAACGATTACGTTAGAACAGCTAGATCGGATATGGAAAAGGTAGACACTGAACAGGTGAGGGTGGACAACGATTTAATACGTATCGGTTCCGATTATTCCAAAAGCTTTTTGGCCTACAAAATTGAGAAGGAATTGTTAAAGGATGAGCGGCACGAAAAGAATCCGTTTATTCCCATGCTGAGAGAGCGTTTGGAAGAGGAGGAACGCCTGCTAGATAAGATATCGGACAAGGACAAAATGCGGCGCAAGAATAGTCGGCAAAAGGACCGCACAGCTTTTTGGGTGCAGGGCTTCAAAGACGTGCGCTTGTACTTAATTGAGGAGGCCTTGTTGCAGCTGGAAATAGAGACAAACAAAGTGCTGGCCGATTTGGGGTTTAGCAGCGACTGGCACATACATTACAGTATCGACAAGCGTACAAAGACGGGGAGTTTGGTATCGGGGTTTGACATTGATATTAGCAGTCCCCACAGCAAGGAGAGGGTGCCCTTTGCTGCATGGAGCGGGGGCGAGAAACAGCGTCTCCGGATAGCGGGCTCAATCGGGTTCTCAGCCCTCATGTCAGCACGTACAGGGCTGGATTTAGGAATAGAGGTGTATGACGAACCCACCCAACATCTCAGCCCTCAGGGGATAGACAGCCTGCTAGAGACACTGCGGCTGAGAGCGTTGGAAACGCGCAAGTGTATATGGCTAGTCGATCACCATACGCTCGACTACGGGGAGTTTGCAGGCCGAGCAATAGTGAGTAAGGACGAGGAGGGGAGTGTGGTATGGCAAAGTTAACATCACCGAATGCTGTTGTGGCCTTGGATACGTTGGATGAATACGTTAGTCGCTACCTGGACGAGCACCAGCAAAAGCAATTTCTTAAGATGCTCGACATACTTGTACGGGTGGTGCAAAATGATGCTGAGAAGGCGCTAATGAAGGGAAAAGGCTCCCACTTAGGCAATTATCAAATGCTATTACACCATCTCAATGGAGCGGTCGGAATTTGTTATAGGCCATGGCAGCGCATCGCTATGGAGGAAGCGATAAGAGACTCGTTAAACACCTACCTTGGCATCTCGTTTAAGGGCCCTGGCAAGCGTCGCATGCGTAGAAAGTTGTTGCCACATGTTTAAGAAATCTGTTGCAATTCCCGAACGCAAACAGTGGATAGGGAATTTACAAGGTGTCAAGCAGGAAAACAAAAAAGCGGCCGCGGCGAAAGCTAAGAGACGAGGGGGAGATGATATATGCGGCCTCAAAAGCACGTTCGAGGAAGCCTGCGCACGTATCCAAACTCTCCAACAAACTAATAGAAAAAGCAATCGGTTTGTTACTGGAAGGCCTCCCGATCGACGCCGTATGCGATTACTTAACGATAACTCCCCACACGTATTACATGTGGAAGGAAAAGGGAGAAAAATATTTGCTAGAAGAAAACACGCCGCGCGGTCCGGAGTTTCCCGAGGATGCCGCCGAAGCACGTTTTCTTATTGCAGTTTCCAAAGCAAGAGCCGAACATCAATTGTCATTAGTGCGCCGCAGCTTCGGCGACAAAAACACACCTACGTGGGTGAGGGACATGACAATTTTAGAACGTCGGGATCGAAAGAACTGGGGACGCAACGAGACCATCCAAGTTACGGACACGGCCTCCACCCCCGACGAAGCTTACCTCTAAACAGCGTCTTCCACCATGTATAAATAAGCACGTGGCAAGTGCCGCGAAGGGATATTGTTATGGGGATTTTTTCCAAAAAGAAAGCGCCTGTCCTTGTGCAGGTTTGTATGTTGGAAAGGGACTACAAACTAATTATAAGGGACTACGCTTCCTTGCATGCAGACCTAGTAAAGTTACGCTTTAGGAAAGCACAATTGGAAAAAGAATTTGCTAACCTAAAAACGATTTGTGAAGAGGAGAAGAAATGAGTAACAAAGACACGTTGAATAATAAGCGCACCGCGGCCATGGATAACGAGCTGTACTATGAAGCGCTCGGCTGTCGTTTTGATGAGGAAAAAGAACAAGGAGGGCAGTCGTTAATACTGCCGGATATATTGGCCTGCCTCAAAGATATCAAACACATCTTCATTCCGTTTAACTGTCCTGCGCTGGAGGACGAACTGGCGTCGGTAGGTGTGTGGATTTGCCCTACAATAGAAGATGCTACGGCCGTGTATTGGGGGACGCCTACTATTGTAGACGACAAGGTTTTATTCCCGTCCTGTTTGCATGCAGAGGATTCGGTAGATAGCTGGGACAAGAAAATCGAGCGGTCGTGGTCCAGGGGATTGACTTCGGCAGCAGAGAAGCACGGACTGAAACGTATTATTACCGGCCTCGGAACAGGGGACATAAGTGTTAAGGAAAGGCTGGCAGACATGGGAGGCGGCCGTGTTGTTAGTTGGAAAAACTTTGGCGACTTTGAGGACTGGGTTTTGGTGAGGAATCTGTAGTGAAAATAAACAACAAGGCAGCAAAGTCTCATAAAGACTCGATGCAGAGGATTCGGTCGGCCTTGGTGCAGTCTATTCCGGTCGGCACGGAGTTTATTTTGGTGGTGTACGACGGTCCTAAAATTGTCAACCGGCAATTGTCGTTTATCACTAGCGGGGATGGGGACGAAGCCAGGGAAATTTTGCAGGATTGGATAAACAAAACACAATAGGAGAGGATAGTGGGAAACCCAAACAAAAAGTTTATACACGTAACATGGAGCGGCGGCATCGACAGCACAGGAGTGGTGGCGCAGCTATTATGGAAGGGCTGGATGGTGCAGCCGATTACTTTATTATTCGGCCGCGCCGGGTATAAAGAAAGGGAGGCCATTGCAAGGGGATACTTTACAAAATATTTTCAGTCAATGTATCCCGATCGATTGTTGCCGCCAAAAACAGTGAACGGCAATTTCCTTGATCAATTTTCACACGACGGCGTGGAGATTACACGTAGGAACAAACATATCCTGGATTACATGATGCAGCGGTACGTGATCCCGGAGGACGGTTATTACATCGGCATGGGAGAATACATTGGCGCGGACACTTGGGTGGTTAAGGATCACGTTGGAGCGCACGACGCAGACAGCCGTTATTTGGCGGCCTACCTGTTGTCGGAATACGGACTCGGCTATCGTTTTATGGCGCTTAACGATTTCGGAGAGTCCCGTTACAAAGCCGATCGGGTACGCTTGCTGGTAGATGCAGTAGGAGGGCAGAATGCATTGCAGACAACAAACTGCATGAGCAATCATTATCGTAAGCATTGCGGCCAGTGTTACAAGTGCATCGAGCGGCACGTTGCCTTTACCGAAATACTCGGCGAGGGTTTTGACACTACAGAGTATTTGGTGGATCCTGCAACCACGGCAGCTTTCCCCTTGTACATTAGACAGCAGGCAGGGGAGTTGGTGGACCTCAGCTGGAAGGATGTAAGGACATGAATGTTGACGAGGCGAGAAGAGAAAAACTTGTTTTGCAATCGGGCATATTGGAATTGCTAACGAAGTTTGAACAGGCAACAGGCCTGTTAATAAACGACATTCGTTTGCAAAAAATACACAATATAGAAAATCATCCCGGCACCGGTCAAAGCTTTGAAAGACCCCGTTTGGTAGGCGTAGATTTGGAGGTGAGATTGTGACAGACTATGTATCGGTAGAGCTAACACTAAACGGAGACGCTTGTACAGAGCTATCGTTAGCTTTTGTACACCCAGGGGACGATGTATTGGCCGATCCGATATGGATTTCGCGCGGCCACATCCGTAACTTGGATAGGGTGCTGGATGGTGTCGGAGAAATAAAGTGGGGTGTGAGAGAGAAAGTGGAGATCCACATTCCTGCTTGGGTAGCAGAGGCAGACGGGATAGACCCTTATGCAGAGGAAATAATGGTGGAGGAGGCATACGATAATGAAACAGGATGAGCTTAGGCCTTGCTCTTTTTGTGGCAAAGGGGTTATGCATGAAGGCATTCCTATTTTCTACAGGATTAAATTGGACACAATGGGAGTGGACAGTGGTGCTGTACAAAGGCAAGTTGGTTTGGAGGGCATGTTAGGGGGAGGCCAAGGATCGGCAGCGGTTGCATTTCATATGGGATTACAAGAAGACATTGCTACTGTCGCGGATTCCTCTGAAAAAATAGTGTGCCATTCTTGCTTCCTCAACCCGGAAAATATTCTTGCACTTTTGATAGGAGAGTAAAGTGGATAAAGGTATAATGAAAGACTGTCCTATGTGTGGATTGTTGCATAACTCGGAGCGGGATTTTTGCAGGCCTTGTCGGCAAAACATATTAACAAAGCTAGGCCTGGTGTTTTTTGCTGCAGGGGCCATTGCGGCGGCAATACTATGGTGGGCCTACAGCTAAGGAGAAAAGCGTGACAACAACGTTTGAAACTTACACGGGGAGGTTTGTCGATCTCAGTAAACCGGACCCCGATACAATAGCGATAGACGACATTGCTTGGAACCTAAGTCGCCTACCGCGTTTTACGGGCTCGACACGTTCGGACTTGGTGTATAGCGTGGCGCAGCATAGC